CGATTGCCCGTGCGACCACCACGCGGACGAGCGCGGGCCCGACTGCGAAGTGTGCCTCGCGTGTCGCATCGGAGAGGCGGTCGGGAAGTGAGTTCGTGCAGAGCAACGAATGGGAACCTGCCCGGCGACAAGATCGAGCGGCCGATGTGCCCGGCCTGCGTCGCCGCGATCGGCGAGCTTGCGATCGCCGCATCCCAGGTCGCGATGGCCAAGCCTGCCCGGCCTGTGATGATCCGGCCGTGGACGTGGCTCGGGCACAACCTGGCGATCGCCGGCGCGCTGTTCGCTGCGCAGGCCGTCGGCCGTCGCGAGTTCGCGCGCGAGGTGGCCGCCGTGCTCGACTACGACTGCCGCGACCTGGCAGACGTGACGATCCACGGCGAAGCCGGCCGCCGCGCGTGGAACGCCTGTGGCAAGGCGCACGTGATGGCGCTGCGCGAGGTCACAGGCTAGCGATCCCGCCGCCGACCTTGTTGACCCAGAAGTCGACCTGTCCGCGCCGGATATCCGCGAGCAGCCGCCGCCGCTGACTCGCCAGGGCGTGGCCGCGCGAGATGAAGATGTCGGCCTGCGTTCCCTCGATCGCATCCCTGACGCTCTGGATTTCCATCAGTCGCTGCGGCCCCTGTAGCGCCGGAACCAGCGCGCGCAGCCGCTCAAACATCGAGACCAGCGCCGAGACCCCGCCGACGAACGTGCTCGGGTCGAAGCGGTTGGCGGTCACGTTGACCACCCACGTGTTGTCGCGCGTCGGGCCGGCCGCGATGCCCTCTGCGAGTCGGCCGGAGTCGTTGAACAGGCGCGGCGTTTTGTTGGGCTCCTTCGCGCCCGTCTTGCCGCCGCTGTAGCGCGCGACGGCCCAGGACGCCCCACGACGCAGCGCCTCGGCAGCCGACGCTCGCCGCGCGCGCGTCGAGGCGGACGCGATCTCACCGATGTCGCGGATGCCCTTACGGATCGCCTCCGCGATCGCCTCGGCCGGTCCGCGCCCGAGCTCCTTCGCATCGAACAGGTGGACGATCGGTTCCGCTTTGATCGACACGGTGTAGCGGTTCGCGGTGCCACTGCCGGTCGTGCGGCGCCGCTCCTCAAAGCCGAAGTCGTTCAGTGCCACCACCTCCTGCGTGATTGAGCCCGCCATTCCGCGAGGTTGCCACCTTGCGACGGAGACGGCTACCCGTGACGGTGAATGGCACGATGGATCCGACTCGCAGACTCGACGCCCGGTGGACCGACGCACCGATGCGTGGTGCATGCGCACGAGTTCAGCGCTCCGGCGACATGCCCGCACTGTGACGCCGCGCCGCCGAGCGCCGAGGAGCAGGCAACCGGCGACCTGCCGTATATCCCGGGACTACCGACGCCGATCGAGGACGAGCGATCGTTCCGCGAGCTGTCGCGCACGTTCCTGAAGTCCGCACAGGAAGCTGAGATCGCCACCGTCGCGGTCAAGTACGCCGAGCTCGGGCTCAGGGCGCTGACCGTTGGAGCCGCGATGGGCGAGCGGCGCGTCTCAGACTGGAACGACGAGAAGCGGCAGAACGAAGCGCTATCCGTCGGCGGCAAGTCGCGTGCGAAGCGCCGATGACGCCCGTGGTGGCCATGGTCATTGCCGCAGTTGTCGCGGCGTGGTGGCCCTTGGGTAGTTGGCTCAAGAAGAAGGTCCGCAAGCTCCAGGACGAGATCCTCGGCGGCGCCGATCGGTTCGTCGACTTCGGGATCGTGCTTCACACCGTCGAGCAAGATCTCGAACGAGGGTCCGAACTGCTCGCCAAGAGCCCGCCGCTGCGCATCGTCTCGACGCGCCGGCTCGGCGGAATGTTCGACACGCGCGCCGGCGAGTGGTCGGGGCCGTCAAGGGACCCGGTCGTCTGGTACGTGTCCGAGGACCAGGCGCGGCTCATTCTTCACGAGTCGACGCTTCCGGACAACCTGCTCGTCTATGGCAGCGAGGGCGGAGGCAAGTCCGTCACGCTCGTCATGTGGGCAGCGGTCCGCGCGCTCGAGTGCTCAGGCTTCGAGCCTCGTCGCGAGATCGGACTCACCGCGCCAACCGGCCCGCGACTGAAGGTGCTCTCGCAGAAGATCGTGCAGTGGTGGCCCGAGCGCTGGCGCCGCTGGGTTGAGCGTGACTCGTGCTTCTACATGCCGAACGGCGTGACGGTGCGACTCATCTCGACGCACCAGACCAGCGCCAAGGAGGGATCACGCATTCAGGGCTACGACTGGTCGCACGCCGGCTCCGACGAGATGCAGGATTCGACGGATCGAGACAGCGACATCCGCTCTCGTCTACGTGCGGCCCCAAACGGCAAGCCGAAGCGCCTGGCGACCGCGACCGCAAAGGATCATCCCGAGTGGCGTACGTGGCGCGACAGCAAGCTCAAGACTAGCGCGTGGGGCCGCTTTGACCTGCTCGCGATGCGCTCGCCGTTCATCTGGCCGAACTTCATCGAAGAGAACCGCATCGAGATGTCGCCGCGCGAGTTCATGCGTCGCTACGGCGCGCAGGACGTCCCGCCGGAGCGGATCATCTACGACGCATGGGATCGCACGAAGAACCTGTGCCACCGGCCGACCATCGAACACGACGCCGTGAATGTGCTCGACCGACTCGGCGGGCCGTTCGGCGTCCTGTGCGGTCACGACCCGGGCACGCGGTTCCGCTACACGGTTCCGCTGCTGCCGTGGATCATCAACGGCCGTCGCAAGTGGTGGGTGGTCGGCGAGATCTGCACGGAAGGCGGAACGGTCGAGGAGCACGTGCTGCGTGTGCTGACCGAGATGCGCGAGAAGTACAAGTGCAACATCCCGAGCCGTCGCGGCGTGATTGAGGAGCACGCGCTGCGCGCCTTGGTCCGCTCGGACATCTACACCGACAGCGGGCAAGACGCGAAGCACCCCGATCGCTCGGTGTACACGCAGTTCAAAAAGTACGGGATGCACATCCTTCCGGCGGCGCATCGCGCGGCCCCGAATGGATCGCTCCATCCCGCGCAGATCCCGAAGAACGCGCGCATCGACATGATTAACCGCCTGTTCTGCGACGCATCTGGTGAGCGGTCGCTGTTCGTTGACCTGGACGCGAACGAGCGCCCCGTTGCACCGAGACTGGTCAACGCGATCGAGTCCATGGAGCGCGACCTGATGGGGCGCGCCGAGACCGAGCGCAAGGGCAACTCCGACCAGTCGCACTACCCGGCAGCGCTCGGATACGCGCTTTGGATGCTCGAGAAGCCCCGCTCGTCCGACCGCCGAATCGAATCAGGAGGTGACGCATGACCGTCTCGATCTTCACGTCCCTGGCCGTCACGCCGTCGGGCGCGCGCTTCGATCCAATCAATGCTCTCGACCTGTCGCTCTACCTCAAGGATCACTGCGATCGGCCCTGCGATCGCGACCGCGAGCGGCGCCACGCGACCCGCGATGCGATGTACCGCGACGGCGGCTGCGAAGAGATGTGTCGCATCATCGATGACGTCTTCGACGACGCGACGATCGCCGAGAAGCGGAAGAAGTGGGTGCACCACGCCCGCTACAACAACCCGCTCAAGCGGACGGTCAACGAGCTGTCGACGGTCTACCAGCGGCCCGCGGCGCGCGTGCTGAAGGACGAGACCAGCAACGCCCGGTATCGCTACCTGATGGCGGCGCTGCGGCAAGATGAGGTGTTCCTGCACGCGAACCGGATGCTCACGCTGCACCGGACGATCCTGATCGGCATGCGCGTGCAGCCGCGCGCCGACGACACGAAGGAGCCGGTGCTGGACGTCGTCACGCCGAGCACGTTTCGCGTGATCCTCGACCCCAACGGGCTCGTGGTTGGCTACCTGATTCGCCGCGACTACCGCAAGGCCGGTGTCACGTACACCGGTCCGGCGCCGGCCTGGGTGCTGTGGACCGATCACGAGCGCGCGCTACTGGATTCCACGTTCAGCATCATCGAGGGCTCGTACGTCGAGCACGGATTCGGCGTGAACCCGTACACGCCGGTGACGATGATGCCGCCGGAGCCGGGCTTCTGGCCCGGTGAGGATGGCGAGGACCTCGTGGCCGCGCGCGTGGCGGTCTGGGTGACCGACATCTTCATGATGAAGGAGACCAAGAGCGCGACGAAGATGCCGGTCATCGCGGGAGACATCTCCGGTTCGGCGCGCAACCAGATGGTCGACTCGGAGGCGTTCCTCGAGGTCAACGAGGGCGCCGCGCTCTCGCAGATGGACAACAGCATGGACCTGGGCGCGTTCCAGGCCGTGTCGAAGCACATCGTCTCTTCGGCGGGGCAGAACTACGGGCTAACGCCGACGATGCTCGAGAACGCCGGTGTGCAGTCGGCCGACGCGCGCGACGTCATGCGCATCCCGCTCAACGAGCTCCGCGACCAGCAGAAGCTCCCATGGCGCTACGCCGAGCGGCGGATCGTTCGGGCGCAAGCCGCGGTGTGTGCGCGCGAACTGCCGGAGTACGCGTTCAACGCCGACGGCTGGTCGATCAACTTCTCCGAGGGCGCCACGAAGCCCAGCGAGGCCGACGATCTGACGCTGTTCGAGCGGCGCAAGAAACACGGGCTCGACAACGCCGAGGACTACCTCATGCGGCGCGACCCGGACCTGACCCGCGAGGACGCCCGCGAGATCATCGCCGACAACATCGAGATCTGCACCGAGCTGCAGGTGTTGATGCGGCCGATGAACGCGGTGAGCGGTGCAGACCTCGGCGGCGATCCGTCGCTCGCGGTGCAGCGCAAGGCCGTGACCGACGCAGCCGAGGCGGACGCGATGGCCGAGGAGACCGGCACCGACCCGGTGCAAGCTTCGTAGGTTGCCGCCTCGCGATCTCGCGTCGTATCGGTCGGGCACGATGATCACCACGCGTGCGGGGACTCGCTACCTCGCTGTCCGGCCTGACGGTCGCACGGTCGAGTTGCCGATGTCCTGCGCGCTCAAGCCGGGCTGGCGCATTGCCGCCCAGTCCGCCGCAGTGAAGCGGCGTGTGGTCATTGCGAACGATGGCTACGACGTCACGTGGAGCTATCAGCACCCCGCGACGTCCTCGGTGCCGCCGACCACAACGGGCGAGCCCTCACGGGCAGACGACGCCGGTCACTCGGGCGATGGGCGTACGACGGCCCTGACAGTCGACAGCGCAACGGAGACGACTTGATGCGCCGAATCCTGATGAACGCCGCTGATCCCGATACCACCGGTTCTGGTGGCGGGGCAGTCGTTCCGCCAGCCGCCGCACCCGCACCGAGCGCGCCGCCCGCACCGCCCAGCGTCGAGGCTCTCCTCGCCGCGATGGATGATCCGAAGCTGCGTGACTCGTTCTTCGCGGAGATGCGCCGGTCGGGGCGGATCAAGGGGGCAGCCAAGCCCGCCGGCACCGAGACGACCACCGAGACCGCACCGGCACCGAAGGCCGTCGAGACCGAGATGGTTTCGCGCGCCGACCTCGTTCGCGAACGCGCCTTCACGCGCTCGATCGCCATCCACGGTCAGGGACTGACCGACCGGCAGATCGCACGCATGGAACGCTCGTTCGAGACCGAGAAGCCGAGCGCGGACGCCGTCGGGGAGTGGGTCGCTGGGTACATCTCGGATCTCGGACTGAAGTCGACCGTCGCGGCCACGACCGTCACTCCACCCATCTCCCAACCGCAGAGTCCGCCGGCCGCACCCGCGCCGACGCCCGCACCCGCTCAGCCTCCCGTGACGAACGTCGGCACGCCCGCCGCGCCGAGCTCGCCACTGGAGAACCGCAACTTGCTGAAGCTGACCGCACCCGAGACCGCCGAGCTGATGAAGCAACACGGCGTCACGAAGGTTCGCCAGCTCCTCCGCGAGCAGATGAGCAAGACGGGCTTCCGCACGAAGTAGCGCCGGCCACGGAGCAATTCCCATGGCCAACGAGACCACGACTTCCACCCTCGACGACCTCACCAACGCCTCGATCGTCGAGGCCATCCTGATCCCGGCGCTGTCCGAGCAGCCGGGTCTTGCCCTCAAGGCGTGCCGCGAGTTCTCGCTCATCGGCCGCCCGTCGAACGTCCTCAAGCTGCCGGTCGAGACCGCGTGGTGGGGCACGCCCTACGACCGCGGCGCCTCGGTCGACACCGAGCTCGACGCCACCCAGGCGACCGCGCTGAGCAACACCGCGTTCTCGTCGAGCGTCGCGACCCTGACCGCGGCCGAGTACGGCGTCGCCACCGCGCTGACCGACAACGTCGGCGAGGACTCGGTCCTGGACGGCTCGACCCTGCTCGACACGTTCATGGGACGGATGCTGGGCGCGCTGACGCTCGCGATGGATGACGACTACTGCGCGCTGTTCGCGTCGCTGTCGAACACCATCGGCACCACGACCTCGGACCTGACCGTCGCGCAGATGCTGGCGGCGCAGCAGGGCATCCGGCGCCGCGGCGCCAACTGTGACCGCCTCTGGTACATCCTCGACCAGCAGCAGGTCGACGACGTGCAGAACGCGCTGATCGCGACCAACGCGGCGGCGGCGATCTACGCGCTCGCGGCGGACCGCATCGTCAACGCGCAGCCGGGTATCAACAACGGCCTCGGCGATGACCGCATCCCGATGACGTTCTCGGGCTACCCGGTGATCGCGACCGGCATGACCGACACCGCGAACACCGCGGCTGACGTCTCGGGCGCCTGCATCGTCCCGACCAGCGCGTACAACGACGACCGCGGATCGACGACCCACGCGATGGTCTGGAAGCGCCTTCCGCGCTTCGAGACGCAGCGCCAGGCCAAGAGCCGCGCGACTGACCTCGTGATGACCGCCCGCGCCGGCTTCGCCGAGCTCCAGGACGGCACGGGCGCGAACATCGTCACCGACGCGCCGTGATCCATGCGCCCGCCGGAGCGCCAATCCGGCATCCATTTTCAGGAGGCCACGTGAGCACGAACGCGGACATGAGCGACCCGATTCTGTGGGTGACGACGAAGCCCGGCGAACTGAGCAACATGCATCCTCGCCGGACGCTGCGCACCCGCAACCTCGACGGCAAGATCGTCGAGGAGCGCGTTCCCCAGCGGTGCAGCGCGGACAACGACTACGCCAAGTCGACGGTCCTCGAGAACTACCCGCGATGGGCGCGCGTCGTGAAGCACTGCGGGACCGAGGTCCGCGTGCCGCTCACCAACGCCGCGGCGCACACCGACGTGAACACCGGCTATGCGGCCTCGATGCGCGAGAAGTTCCGCAAGCTCGGATGGTACACGTACGGCGCCTGCCCGGTCGCGCAGGTGCTCGGCGGCGACCTCGCGGCGTGTTCGTTCGTCTCGCGCGAGGTGCTCGACGCGATCGCGAAGGGCACGGCCTGCCGACCGGGGACGTACAGCGAGGAGTCGCCCTGTCCGCACTGCCTCGCCGAGATGAAGCAGCGCCGGGCGCTCGCCCTGACGGCCTGGCGCGAGCGTGAGCACGCGGTGCTGTCCGAGGCCGAGAAGCAGAACGTCTCGACGCAGACGAAGACCGCCGAGGCGCTCCAGGCGATCGCCGCGGCCAGCCAGGGCAACACCGAGGCGATGCTCTCGATGATGCAAGCCTTCATCGAGAAGATGAGCGGCATCGCGGCCGCGGCACCGGCCCCGGCCAAGCCGCCGGAGAAGAAGCCGGGCTGATGCGCCTGCTCACTCCACAGGAACTGCGCGAGGCGACGGAACGCGACTTCAAAGCCGCCCTCCGCAACTCGGGCCACGTCGTGAGCGACGAGGAGGTCAAGCGGATCGCGCTGTCCTCGCTCGAACTCGTCGAGGCGGCCGAGCGCGCAGGCCACGTCACGACCGGTTCGCGCCCGAAGGCCGAGCGCAATCCGAACGCGCCGCCACGCGACCGCACGGCGCTACAGGACGCCTTCGCGGACCGCGGCGTGCACGAGGCCAGCGGCGACCGGGTCAAGTTCCGCGCGATTCACGGCCGCCCGCAGATGACCGGCGAGCGCTGGGGCTACGCGTGCGGACGGATCAACCGCATTCTCTCAGGCATCGGCGCAGCGACCACGTTTGGCGCCGCCGTGAAGAACGCCGAGGTGCCGCGGCTCGCGAAGAAGTTCGCCGACCTGTGGGGCTGGTTTCTGACGAAGGACATGCCACCGCCGCCGATCGGCAAGGTCGACCCGAACCCGTTCCGTCACCTCGCGCCGTCCGACGCCGGGAAGAAGTTCGTGCGGCTCGTCGAGGACATCTGCGACGAGAGCACCGGCGTGCTGGGGAGCTGGTACACCAAGTGAGGGATACGATCCAGGAGATCGTCTTCGGCGTCACCGGGCAGACGCTGTACCTCGACGCGCCCGAGGGCGTGCCGTCGGCGGTCACGTCGGTGACGGTCGTCCGTTCCGATGGCGATGACTCGGCGGCGGCGGAGTCGGCGCTTGGATCTCCGTCCGTCTCGAGCGTGACGACCACCCTCAGCGCTGCGGCCGGTACCAGCGAGACCGATACCAAGGCCGTGCCGCTGACCAGCGCGACCGGGTTCGTGGTCAATCGCCCGTACCTGCTCACCGCGACGACGAACGAAACGGCGTGGGTCGTGTTCGCGGCGATCTC